AGATCCTGAACAGGGTAAAATAATCAAGAAGGACACCTTTACACCCTTTTTATGGGTTGGTGATTTATCTGGATTAAATTTTTATAGTAATTCCAAGGCTCAACAAAAAAGAGCAATGTCAACACATGGAATTGTTATTGAAAAGTTAGAAACATATGGTAATGAACGACTTGAAAATGGTTTAAAATATTTGGTAAAAAGTATAAAAAGTTATACGAATCTTACAAGTTTTTTTAGAGAAGGGGGTATAGATCCGTGGAATGAAAATTTTAGACAATATTTTCAAGTATTATCACCCGTAGAACAATATCTGATTGACAAAAAGAAAAGATTATTTAAAGGTATCGATGATTATGGTGGTGTTCATCGATTTGTGTTCGATATTGAAACCACAGGTCTTGAGGCTGATAAGGATAAAATTATTCTTATCGGAGTAAAAGACAATCGTGGTTTACAAAGAACAATTTCTGCATTCGGAGAAGATGGTGAAAAGAAATGTATTGAAGAATTCTTTAAAACAATTAGAGAAGTAAAACCCACAATTATTAGTGGTTATAACTCGGCATTTTTCGATTGGCCGTTTATTTTAAAAAGAGCAAGAATACTTGAAATAGATATACAAGGTTTAACGGGTATATACACACCTAAAGGTATTACAGAAAAAGAAGGTATATTAAAATTAGCAAATGAAGTTGAACCATATACTCAACATATAATATGGGGATTTAATATGATTGATATTGCTCATGCCGTTCGTAGGGCTCAGGCTATCAATAGTGAAATTAAGTCTTGGGGTTTGAAATATATAACACAATATCTTGAAAAAGAAAAACCTAATCGTGTATATGTTGATGGTGCTTGGATTTCAAAAATATATCTTGATAACGAGAGCTACTACGTAAATCCAAAAACAGGAAAATATAAAAAAATTGGTGAACCAGGCACCGAAAATCTTTTAGAGAAATATCCTGGTAAATACGAAATATGGCCAGGTAGAAAAATTGTTGAACAATACCTTGATGATGACTTAACTGAAACTATGGTTGTTGATGATTCATTTTCACAATCAACTTTTTTACTTTCAAAACTCGTACCCACTACATATGAAAGAATTGCAACTATGGGTACCGCAACATTGTGGAAAATAATTATGCTAGCTTGGAGTTATGAAAATAATTTGGCGATTCCTTGTAAAGATGAAAAACGTGCAATCACGGGTGGTTTATCAAGATTATTAAATGTCGGATACTCTAAAAATATTGTAAAGTTTGACTACGCGTCACTTTACCCATCAATTCAACTTGTCTATGATGTGTTTCCTGAGTGTGATGTAATGGGTGTACAAAAGTCCATGTTAAAGTATTTCCGTAACATTCGTATCAAGTATAAAAGACTTGCAGGAGACCTCTCCAAAACAAATCCCGTTGAAGCGGAGATGTACGACCGTAAACAACTACCTATTAAGATTTTCATCAACGCGTATTTCGGTTCACTTTCCGCCCCACAAGTATTTCCATGGGGTGATATGAATATGGGTGAAACAATTACTTGTGTTGGTCGTCAGTGTTTACGTATGATGATTATGTTTTTCCAAAAGAAAGGTTATAAACCTCTCGTAATGGATACGGATGGTGTAAACTTTGAAACTCCTGAAACCATCAACGAACACAAGTATATAGGAAAGGGATTGAATGAATTAGTTGAAGGGGGTAAAGAATATGTGGGAATCGAGGCGGACACCGCGGAGTTCAATGATATTTTTATGAGAAACGAAATGGGTTTAGATATTGATTATGTTGCACCATCTTGTATTAATGTTTCTCGTAAAAATTATATTATTAAACTTATAAAGAAAGGAAAAGAAAAAATTAAACTCACAGGTAATACGATTAAATCAAAAAAATTACAACAGTATGTTGTTGAGTTTTTAGATGAAGGTTTAAAAATGTTATTGAATGGTGATGGTGTTGGGTTTATTGATTTGTATTATGATTATGTGACAAAAATATTTAATAAAGAAATTCCTTTATCAAAAATTGCGAACAAAGCAAGGGTGAAACAATCTGTCGATGAATATAGAAAATATATTAAAAAAATAACTAAAGCTGGTTCGTTTATGTCAAGACAAGCCCATATGGAACTTGTTATGTTAAATAATTATTCAGCTGGTTTAGGAGAAACAATTTACTATGTTAACAACGGTTCTAAAAAATCTTCAGGTGATGTTCAGAAGATTTCAAAACCAACAAAAAAACAACAAGAAGAATTTCAACAAAAACATGGGTACCCAATACCCCCTGATTTTATTGAGGTGAATTGTTATATGATTCCCGAAAAGGAAATTCAAGATAATCCAAATATGACAGGTGATTATAATGTACCGAGATACCTTTCAACATTTAATAAAAGGATTGAACCGTTACTTTGTGTATTCAAACCCGAAATAAGAGAGGACATATTAGTTGAGGATCCGAATCAAAGACAATATTTTACAAAATTACAATGTGAATTAGTTAGTGGTTTTCCGTTGAAGGAAGATGGTCAAGATAAGTTTGATGAAGTAATGACTTTGTCTGATAGTGAAGTACTGTTTTGGAATCGTGTAAATCGTGATCCTTTCTTTATGTATGTTGAGGATAGTTTATCACTTGTTGACCAATATTGGGTAGACCACAACAGAAAGGTAGTAAAACTACAAGCAAACAGTATTAAAAGTAACGAGGATGAAATCATTGAGAACAGTGCTCATGATTATGCTTATCACGCAGTAGAGTCTTAAATCACATTAAAAGGTGATTGCATTGGTCTATACTTTAATGACTTGTTAAGATTTTCCGCTTCTGCACCCTTTCTTTCAAGAAGTTTGTCAGGACGAAGTCTTTCAAGTCTTTGCATTAATTCTTCAATCAATTTTAATCTTTCGTCTTTTGCTTCGGTTAGTAAAGACGTGTAATCTAACTTAACCGCGCTGTCGGGAACTTGTAGATCACCTGAAAACTTACCCCATATTCTTGCTAAACCTTCTTTTGCATATGCAATAAGATATTTTCTAACCCAATTTTGTGCCGGTTTGTTTAACACATCCCAAGTCAGTGGAGTTGTTTCAACATCTGATGGTAATTTAACAACGTCCGCATTTTCATCTAAACATGTGTCTCTATCCATAGTATCGTAATACCAATACCAAACACGATAATTATTTCTTAGATTCGAAAAATCAAATCTACCACCAGGTACATTATATAAATGTACAAGTTTTGTACCGTTTGGTCCAGCGGTTATTCTATATGTTACGTCTCCTCCAATTAATCTATTTTTAATGTTTCTATCTTGCATTCTTAAAAGAAGGTCATATGCTGGTAACATAAAATAGGAACCTGATGTACCCATTTGTGCAAAACCACCAACACCACCGAAACCAACACCACCAAGACCACCAAAACCACCTAAGAATGGATCCACAATTGAATCCGTTAATTCTGCTCTTTGAAACCAAAGAAGTTCGTTTATTTCTCTACCGGCGGGTATCACATATGTTTGAGTGTTACCTGATAATTCAAAATAATCCTTTTTTAATTCCCAATTTCCACCTGTCTGTAAACCAACAATTTTAGAATAAGAGTGTGTGTATTGTGTTTCGTATTCTAAACTTCTTGTTGTAAATGCTCGTGTTAAAGATTGTGTGTCAACATCAAGTCCCGCTAAAGCTGACCACTGAGATTCTATTAACCAATCACTCACGTATTGTTCATATTCGGATATAGATAATTCCATAAATGTATCCATCTGCTCCTCGGTAAGTTCAATTCCACGAACTGGCATACCCAATAAATGAAACACCTGTGTATATAATTTCTCCTTTTCGGGTTGTGATATTACTGTTATTGACATAGTTTTTTGGTATATTCCTATAAATACTTTATATTTGTATTATGGAAATACTAAATTCAGATATTAGAAATCATAGATATGACTATTTCAAAAGTCTTCTGTCTGGTGATTTTAAAAAAAAATATAAAGAAAAATGTAATATAGTTTTTGAAAAAAAAGGTAGGGAATTGGGTATTTGGGGTTATTGGCGTAAAAATGGAATGTATGGAATTCTAGATTTTTTCAACGAAGTTCCCGTTTCTTGGTGTTGGAGAAATACACCAAATACACACCCTTATTGTTTTCATGATTTTTACTATCTATATTATCAAAAAACAGGAGTGGAGTTGAATTTTTATGATAGAGATAAGTGGGATGAAAATTTAGAATTATTATTTGATTTTGTTGAAGAAAATTTTGAATTATTTTTTACTACCAATATTGAAACAAAGTATTTTTATCATTTTTGGTTTAGGTGTAACAAATCTTGGACATTAGGACAAATTACAATTATTTGTTTAATGTATAAAATTAGAACCATTTTCAATGAACATAAAATTGTAAAAATGGATTTTGCATTACAACGAGGAGATTTAAATGATTTTAAAGGTATTGATGTTATAATTGAATTAGAAACAAAAGAAAAAATTAAAATACAAGTAAAGAGTGGTAAAGTAATTCGTGAAGATGAAAGTGGATATCTTATATCCGGCTCAGTAAACGATTTAAAAGCTGATGTTGATTATTGGTGTTATGTTGATATTAAACCAAATGAAACTGAAATAATTTTATTTCAAAATCTCAATAGATATATTAATAGGGAAGGACAAAATATATTTTTCAAAAAAGAAATTACTCACCCTGTAAAAATAAAAGAAAAAATTATGGTACCAGAAAAATTAGAAGAAATTGCAACATTTTGTTTTGATAGAAAAGTATTAATTGAAATTGAACACATTCCCGGTGGTTCTAATGAGGTTATAATACAAAAAGAACCTGAGAAAATGATTAATATTAGAATTTCAGATTTTAAAGATGAAAATCTTATAGTTTTATTGAAAGAAAAATTTGATGAATTAAAGCAAGTGTTTAATTAAATCTTGACCGAACGATTCTGAGAATTCCCCATCTCCCATTACTTGGTCAATAATTCCTTTCTTCTTCTGTAATATATTATAGATAACTTTTTCGATTGTATTTTCAAATACGGGATAATATACAAGTACACTATTCTTTTGTCCATAACGATATGCTCTATCTTCTCCTTGTGAGTGGTCGGCAGGAACAAACGAAAGGTCATTCATAATAACAACCTCGGCTGCTGTCAATGTAATACCAACACCGGCCGCCTTAATGTTACCGATGAATACTTTTATTTTATCTTCATTTTGAAATCTATCAACAGATTCTTGTCTTCTGTCTTTTGACATACGACCATCTAAAACAACAGAAGTCTTTTTATATTTTTCATGTAACATGTCGACAGTCATTGTAAAGTTTGTTAATACAATGACCTTTTTACCTTGTTCAATACACTTGTCAATCAATTCACATGTGTATGGAATCTTTTCATAAGAAATTAATTGTCTAACTTTCATTAAACGATTAAGAGTGATACTAATAGTATCCTCTTCTTTTTTCTCCTTACTGATTCTTACGAATTCTTCCAGTTCCTCATCGTACATTTTACTACTTAATTCAAGAAAAACCGGTGTTACTATTTTTTCTGGTAAATCGAGAATATCAGTTTTCATTCTACGAAGAACAACATTCTTAGTTAGTTCTCTTAATTCATCTAAATTACTTGCCCCACTTGTATTCCAAACTTTTCTATTACCAACTCTAAATTGAAAACCTTTACAATATCTTCTAACATATGTTTGCCAATTTAAAGTAAGTGGTGAATCAACAATTTTAAGTAAATTAAAGTAATTGATTGGTCTTGATGTCATAGGTGTACCAGTTAATAACCAAACCTTTGGTATGGTATCCAAAACGTCATTTAATAGTCTTGTCCTATTTGCGGTAGTATTTGAAATATAATGTGCTTCATCAACAATGGCTAAATCAAAATTAGTGTTTACTAATAATTTGTAATCATCACTATCCTCACTTTTATCTGTGGTGTGATAGTTCTTAATAATATCATAATTGATAATATAGAAGTCAAAGGTATGACCCCATTTTCTTCCCTCAACTATTAAAATTTTCCTATCACTATAATTTTTAATTTCTCTTTCCCAATTTATTTTTAATGACGCGGGACAAACAATTAGAATTTTTCTCGCCCCACTTTCCAATGACGCAATAACCGCGGATGTTGTTTTACCAAGACCCATGTCATCGGCAAGAATATATTTGTTGTTTGCTAATAGTTTTTCAATTGCCACTTTCTGATGATCCATTGGTGGTCTTGAAACGTACTTTGAATAATCAATTTCTCTATTTAATTTTTTTTCGGGTTGAATTACCGCAGCTTTAGGTAACCAAAATGCTGATAATTTATCTGAATCTAAAATTTTACCCCAAATATGATAAGCTTTATCAGATTCACATAATAACTTTTCACACCATATTTTATCTGGTGCAGTTGTTAAAAGTTTTTCATCCATTAATTTTTCACCAAAATTGGAAACAATACCGATATATTTTCTAGCAATTTTCGGGGTGGTGTCCTTATATTTTAAAACATACTCAGATTGTGGTCTTGTTAGTTTGAAGTTTTTAACATCATTAAATCTTCTTTTCCATTCCAATAACTGATTATTAGAACCTTCATATGTTAATAAAACATCTCTAGCCTCAATTTCAGGTATAATCATACTATCCATTATTACAAATATAAATAATTAGATTATAATATTAAACTATTTATAGAAATATGAACAATAAACTACCTATCACCAGATTGTCAAAATTCTTTTCACAAGAAGACTTTGACATTAATATACAAATGGGTCAAGAATACCTCCATGGTGACTTGAACATGAAATTTGTCCTATATCGAGTTGATAGAACAAAAACTGATACCGATTCAATATATGCGGAAGTGGGGAAGGATGAAATTAAATTTTTTCCACCTATCGAAATCAATGGGTTGGTTCAAATTGCTGAAGCTAAAAACGCGTCGTATAAAACGGGTGTGATGAGATATTTGGAACCGGGTAATCTAACAATAAGAATTTATTTGAGTCATTTAGATGAATTAGGAGTACAGATTAAATATGGTGATTTTGTTGGTTACGCTGAAAGTGAAGAAAGATTACGTTTCTATCAAGTAGTGAATGATGGTAGAATACAGGCGGACAATAAACATAAGATGTTTGGATATAAGCCACATTATGTAACTATAGAGTGTGCACCTGTCCAAGAATCAGAATTTAGAGGAGTATAAAATGGGAATACCAAAAAGAAAAAACGACATAGAGGTTTACGGAAATAAGGAATACTACCAAGGTCAAAAAATTATCGAAAGAAGACAGGAGTTATTGGATAGGATTACTAAATCTGACTCTTACCTACCCGATTCAGTTTTACATGATGACCTAGATGGTGGTATGTTAGACTTTGTTAAAAAGAGTTTTAAAATAGTTACAGATGGTGAAATGATTCCTGTTATTCCAAAAATAATGACGATTCAAAGATGGGGTGAATTTACAAACAATTGGCAGTTTACTGATGACGATGGTAATATAAAACTACCATTTATTGCATTAATAAGAAAACCGGACGCACAACCCGGAACAAATCCCTCGGTTCAAAGAACAATTCCTGACAGAACCACGTTCTATTATGCATCTGTTCCAACTTGGAACGGTACACAAATGGGAGCCGACATTTATAAAATGCCTCAGCCCGTCGCAATTGATATATCGTATGAGGTTACTATTGTTTGTACAAAATTTAGAGATTTAAATAAGTTTAATAAAATTGTTTTACAGAAGTTCTCTTCAAGACAGGCATACACAACGGTAAAAGGTCACTATATACCAATAGTTTTAGATGGTATAGATGATAGTACTCCTATGGAATCATTAGATAGTCGTAGATTTTATATTCAAAATTATAAGTTTACTATGTTGGGTATATTAATTGATAGTGAAGAATTTGAGGTAAAACCCGCTTTAAGTAGAATGTTTCTTATGAATGAGTTTATTCAAAGTAGTAATTACCAAAAAAAGTATATTAATAAATCTATTGATATTACTGTTGCAAGTTTTACAGCGGATGGTTTACAGACCGCCTTTAGTGTTGGTGAAACTATCGGGATTTTATTTAATGTTGCGGTTAATGGTCTTGTTCAGGAAAGAGGTGTAGATTATTTTCATGTAGCCGGTACATCAAAAATTACATTTGTAACACCACCATTAGATGGAAGTGTTATTACAATTACATATTACAAGGGTAAAAATAGTGTTATTATTGACACATATGGAAGACCAATTCAGGTTTCAACTGAATATTACACATATGATGGGTCGACATTGTCTTTTGAGGTTGTAAACTTTATTGATAGTGTTGTGACTTTAGATATTAATGGTCTTGTTGAAGAAGAAGGTGTTGGTTTTGAAATTACAAGTCAAAGGGAAATTACATTACAAGGTGCTCCTGTTGTTGGTTCTAAAATAGGTATTACGTACCTACATTAATCACTCACCATACAAATCTTTTTTCTTAGGTTTACAATTTTCTTCTATTAATTTTTCTAAAAGTTTGTAAATTTTTATACCCTTTTCATCACAAAATTTTTTTAACATTTCGTGATGTTTTTCACTTATTTTAACGTTTTTAATTGTGTTTTCCATAGTAAAGATAATTTAAGATATTATTAGATAAATAAATATCTATTTTAAAAATATTAGGGAAATCTTTCATAAAAACAAAGATATTTATAATGTAAGTAATAAATTATTTAACCAAACATTAATCAATGGCAAGTTCAAACAGAGTTTTCGTTTCTCCTGGTGTATATACCTCAGAGAAGGATTTAACATTTGTGGCTCAAAGTGTGGGTGTAACAACACTCGGTTTAGTAGGTGAAACCTTAAAAGGTCCCGCTTTTGAACCAATTTTAATCAGCAACTTCGACGAGTTTAAAACATATTTTGGACCATCATCACCCGTAAAAGATGGTAATGGTAATCCAAAGTATGAATTACCATATGTTGCGAAATCATATTTAGAAGAATCAAATCAATTATTCGTAACAAGAGTTTTAGGTTTAACAGGTTACAAACCAGTAAAAACTTACGGTATTAAAACTTTAGGTGGAGTTTCAGTTACATTAACAGGTTATACCTCAACAACAGGTATAACATTAACACCAACAACAGCTGGTATCACAGGTAGTACAATTTACGGTGAATTATCGGGTAAAACATCATTTGATGGTACATCTATTACAGATTACATTAAATCTGAATTTAGTGGTTATACCACTGGTCAGACAGGAAATTGGTTTGTAATTGGTAAACCTGACGCAGATGATGTTGCAGCTTTAACTGCATCAAAAGAGGTTGTATCTCCATTAACTGGTCAGGATAATGAAACATCCAATCACGAAAAAGAATGGTACAATGTGTTTTTTAACAGTGGAGCAACAATAACAGATGTTTATTCATATCTGTTTGTTTGGGATGGTACAGGTTTTGATGTTACAAGATATGAATATAACGCGTCAATAAATTCGGACTATAATAATATTGTTGTGGCCGCTTTAAGATCAAGAGGTTCATATAGTGGTCAAACATTAAATTTAGAAGTAACAGGTTCAACCGTAAGTATATCGGGTGATATCACAGGAAATCCTTTAGGTGAATTTACATTAAATGTAACAGGTTCAACAAGTGGATCTAAGTCATTCACCTGTTCTTTAGACACAACGTCAACTAAATTCATTACTAAAGTTTTAGGACATGAAGTTTTTGACAAAGTAAAATCAGATTTCCCTCTATATGTTCATGAAGTTTATTCTTCTCTTTTAAAATCGGCATTTGATAAGGGTTTAATTAGAGGTTTAAGCACCACAATAGTTGAAGAATCAGATGGTAATAACTTCTTGGGTCAGTGGGATACCACAATTTCACCAATGGTTGTATCTGAGGTTCGTGGTGGTGAGGTTGCTGATTTGTTTGAGGTTATTACAATTTCAGATGGTGAAGCTGCAAACTTCCAAGTTAAAATTACAATCCAAAACATTGATTTGGATAGTGGTGATTTCGATTTAATAGTAAGAGATTTTAATGATTCTGACGATAATATCGTTGTATTAGAGAAATTTACAAGATGTAATATGAATCCAGACCTACCAGGTTACGTGGCAAGAAAAGTTGGTACATCAGATGGTGAATATGAATTACGTTCAAGATACGTTATGTTATCTATGGCTGACAATCATCCAACTGACGCTTTCCCTGCGGGTTTTAAAGGATTTAAAAATAACGGTGCGTTTGGTAGTGGAAATAAATTAGGTAGTGTTTTATATAAAACTGAATACTTTGACGCAGGTGATGTGGTATCGTATGAAGTAGATGGTACACCTGTTTTATCAAATGGTGATAAAATAAGAAAGGTTTCCTTAGGTTTATCCTCTCAAGTTGGGTTTGATAGAGACTTATTGAAATACAAGGGATTAGGAGCCTTAACAGAAACTTTTGGTTTCCACTTATCAACAAACGCATCTTCTATAACGGGAGTAACATTCCAGTGTACACCATATGATTTAGAAGGTTCAAGTAAAGATAAATTGGAAAACATTTCTTTCCGTAAGTTCACTTTCGCGGTGTTTGGTGGTTTCGATGGATGGGATATCTATAGAAACGTAAGAACAAACGAAGATTCTTACATTTTTGGTAAGAGTGTTTATGTAAGTGGTCACACAACTAATGGAGGTGTTTTTAGTTCAACTGTCGGAAACTCAGACTACTACTCATACTTACAAGGTATAAACACTTTTGCAAACCCTGAAGCGGTAGATATTAACGTATTTGCAACACCAGGTATAAATTTCTTTAACCATAGTTCATTGGTAACACAAGCAATTGACATGATTGAAAACGATAGAGCTGACTCACTTTATGTGATGAATGCCCCTAACGTTTCAACTGCAGAAGAGGTTATTGACAATTTGGATTCAATTTCAATTGATAGTAACTATTCAGCAACATATTGGCCTTGGATTCAGGTGAGAGATGGAGACAATGCAACTCAATTGTATATTCCACCAACAGGTGAAGTTTTAAAGAATATAGCATTGACTGACAATGTTTCATATCCTTGGTTCGCTGTGGCGGGTTACTCAAGGGGTCTTATAAATGCAATTAAAGCGTTCAAGAAGTTAACCCTTGATGAAAGAGACGACCTTTACAAGAACAGAATTAACCCAATTGCTACATTCTCAGACACTGGTACAATTATTTGGGGTAACAAAACCCTTCAGGTTAGAGAATCCGCACTTGATAGAATCAACGTAAGAAGATTGTTATTAAGAGCTAGAAAGTTAATTTCGGCGGTTGCGGTTAGATTGTTATTTGAACAAAACGATGAACAAGTAAGAAATGAGTTCTTGAGATTGGTAAACCCTATTCTTGAGTCAATTAAGAAAGAAAGAGGTTTATATGATTTCCGTGTAACAGTATCTAACGATCCAGAGGATATTGACGCAAATACACTTAGAGGTAAAATATACATCAAACCTACTCGTTCTCTTGAATTCATAGATGTGGAGTTTGTTATTACACCTACAGGTGCATCTTTCGATAACATTTAAGAATAAAGTATATAAAAATGAAAAGGGAGTCCATTGGATTCCCTTTTTTATTGTTTTACATGTTCCACGCGGAACCATTTTTTATAATAATTATACTTTTATACCCAACCCAGTATTCTGGAACCAGTTATTCTAGTATTTATTAATTAATAAAGAAATATTCTAGAACTGGTTATACTGGGACTAGTAAAAAACTAACTAAAATTTTTGATAAAATCAAGTATTGAACCAATTATAGTTAAAAAAAAATATTTCTTGATTTGAGTATATTTATAGGAATAAAGAATAACTAAAAACTTAACAAATACAAAATGGCAGATTTATTAATGAAAATGCCGGTTCCATATGAACCGAAAAGACAAAACCGATTTATCGTTAGATTCCCATCATCTTTGGGTATCAATGAATGGTATGTAACATCAGCCGCTAGACCAGCTGCTAAAATCAACTCTGTGGCAATTCCTTTCCTAAACACTTCAACATATGTAGCTGGAAGATTCGAATGGCAGGAAATGAGGGTAACTTTTAAAGACCCAATTGGTCCATCAGCTTCACAAGCGTTAATGGAATGGTTCCGTTTACATGCGGAATCAGTAACTGGTCGTATGGGATATGCTGCTGGATATAAAAAAGATATTGAATTGGAAATGTTAGACCCAACGGGTGTTGTGGTTGAGAAGTGGATTCTTCAAGGTACTTTTATTACCGACTTAAACTTCGGTGATTTAGATTACTCAAGAGATGAAATTGCAACAATCACATGTTCTTTGAGAATGGATAGATGTATCCAAGTTTACTAAAATAATAAATCTGTCAAAGAGAAGGTATCCCAAAAGGATACCTTTTTTGTTTTAAAACTTTACATTGAAATAGTTATTTATTATATTTTATTATATGGAACAATTTGTAGTAGACCCAACAATTGCATATGATGTTGTTGAATTACCAAGTAGAGGTATTCACTATACAACACAAAAAAAATCTTTAAGAGTTGCATACTTAACAGCCGCTGACGAAAATATATTATCAGCACAAAACCTAATTCAAAGTAATACGGTAGTTGACGAATTATTGAAAAGAAAAATTTTAGATAAAGATTTTAATTCAGATGATTTGGTTGATGAGGATAGGCAAGCAATTTTAATCTTCTTAAGAAATACCGCTTTTGGTCCCGAATTCAATGTTTATGTAACAGATCCAAAAACAAACGAAGCGTTTACCGCAAAGGTTGATTTAAGTGAAGTTAAGTTTAAAGATTTTGGATTAACACCAAATGAAAATGGTGAATTCAAATATTTTATGGAAAAATCTAAAGTGGAAGTTACTTTTAAGTTTTTAACTAAGAAACAACAAAAAGAACTTGATGAAATAGAAAAAAGTTGGAATGGTAACGGAGTTGCTCCACTTGTAACTAAAGAATTGGAGATGATGATTAAATCTGTTGCAAGTAATAGAGAAATGATGAACATTCACAACTTTGTTCAAAACCTACCAATTAAAGATTCACAAAATTTCAGAAAATACATTAAAGAAAATAAACCATCATTAGATCTTAAAAAAACAGTAACGACCCCGTCAGGAGACACAATCCAAGTTGAAATTGGATTCGGGGTAGAATTTTTTCGCCCTTTCTACGGATTATAGTAAGGGACAATTAGACGAAATTTTATTTTTAGTAAAAAGAGGATTCTCATATCGAGACATCCTTCTTATGCCTGTCTATATCAGACGATATTATATTAGTTATTTAATTGAATTAGAAAATACTTCCAAATAGTATTTATTAATATGAACAAACCGTTAATAAGTGATTATATTGGTAAATTTGGAAGTGCAGACGCAGATTCTGGTGCGTATATTGACGCCATGAATATGTACAATAAAAATAATAATATTTCTGGTAGATATTCATTAACACAAGGAGAAAGTCAACAATTTTTATCTCACTATCATAAAAAGGGTTCTGGTGATACAAGTGGAAAAGGTGTAATTTCTAAAGCGGTATCCGCACAAGGGTTTACAACAGGATACGGAATGATAAGTGCGGAGGCATCTACTGAATTAATTGGAGCTGACAAAATTGCCGATGCTGCGGTATCAATTGGTAAAGCGTTATTTGGTAGTCAATCACTAAAAGACGGTTTAAAAGGACTTTTTTCAACTGGTTTATCAAATCTTTACGAAGGGATGGTGAACATCGTAAATAAGGAAGTTGAACTAAGGAATAAGTTAAATAGCCAAATTGGTATTGGAAAAGAATTATCAAGAGGATATAGAGATAATATTGTAAATGCTTATGACGGTGTTCAAGGTATGGGTTATTCATTCGATGAATTGGCCGATACCGCAATATCCGCAACCAAAGAAACAGGAAGATTTTTCACAATGAATGAATCTGTTATGGAAAACATGGCAGTAACATCGAGAGCATTCATTGGTGACATGAAAGAAATGGCTCCAATATTAAGAAGTTTTGAACTCGTTGGTATTGGTGCAGAAAAAACATTAGAAAATATTAATGCGGGTGGTAAATCTTCACTTACATTAGGTTTAAATATTAGAAAAACAACAGAAGAATTTCAGAAAAACATCGGAAGAATAAATCAATATGGTTTTGAAAATGGTGTTCAAGGATTAAATAGAATGGTTCAAAAATCTGTTGAATTTAGAATGAACATGCAAAATGTGTTTGACATTGCAGAAAAAGTAATGTCACCTGAGAAAGCAATAGATTTAGCAGCTAATTTACAAGTATTAGGTGGTGCGATTGGTTCATTAGGTGACCCATTCCAAATGATGTATATGGCTACAAATAACGTGGAAGGATTACAAGATGCGTTGATTGGAGCCGCGGAATCTTTGGCCGTATATAGTGAAGAAAATGGTAAATTTGAAATAACGGGTGTTAACTTAAGAAGAGCGAGAGCTATGGCTGAAGAACTCGGTATGAGTTATCAAGACTTATCGCAAATGGCTATCGCTGCGGCAGAAAGAACCTCAGCTGCCGCAGATTTAATGACCGCGGGTATTGCTGTGGACGATAAAGAAAAAGAATTTATTACAAACTTAGCTAGAATGGGTAAAGACGGTAAAATGGTTATTGAGGTGCCTCCGTCTATTGCGGAATCGTTGGGATTAGCAAAGGATCAAAGTACAATAGCATTAGATGAATTAAGTCAAACCGCGGCAAATGCAATTTTAGAAAATCAAAAAGAGTTTGAAAAAATGAACCCAAAAGATATCGCATTAGAACAATTTACCGAAACACAAAAATTAGCATTAACAGTTTCAGAAATTGCTGCAATGTTAAAAGTTGAGTTTGCAAACACCTATAGAAGTATGGGTGCTGACATGGACAAGTATATTAAGCAGGCTGATGATATGTTAAAAAACTATATCAAGGGTGATAGAAGTAACACGGATATAAATGCAGAAATTGAAAGTAGAAGAAAGGAATTAAACACAAAGGTTCAAGAAAATTCAACAAAAACATCAACTCAACCATTAACTCCCACAAATGTTAACAATAACCAACAAACTAATCAAAATAACACAAATACCGACCCTAACAATAAACCTCTTACTGCGGCCGAAATGGAGAGAATTATGAGAGACGCAAGAACACAAACCAAATATGATGATAAGGGTAAAATTGTAATATCTAACACTATTGATTCCTCAAATCCAAATGGTTATTTGTATGTTGATTTATAATTAAAGATTAGAGGTTAATATTTTTATAAATTATCTATTTATAGATAAAAGAACTCGATGCCAAGTTACTTAGATTTTGATTCTACTAAAAGATTTAGAGATTATGTGTTAGGTAAAACTTTGAACCAGCCAAACGGCCCTCAAACTTTTAACTCAGGTAACTATTCTATTCAAAATTTGAGTGATAGTGCAAATATAAATCCGGGTACGGTTGTGGATAATAGAACTCAAATGTTACAACTTCCACAAACAGGTAACGTTTTTAAACCATTAGAATTTAGTGTAACCGAAAATATAGATACTCTACCAAGAAGAGCAAATCTTAGTTTATACCCATATTTTCAATTACAAAACCACAATTTAATAAGTGTATTTAGACAGAATAATTTAGATTCTGAGTCAGAATTAATGAAGTTTGCGGGAAAATATCTATTATCTAACAATGGTCCCGTTTATTCAAGAATTTCACAAAATATCGAGAGACAAACAAATGGTAGACTTAGGATTGCAGATGCTCTAAATGGAAGTATTTCAACTGCATCGAATATTGTAACAGGAAGGGAACCTTTGGTTGCTCCTGATTATAGTATCACCGTTGCGAAAACTTTACCAGGAAAGATTATTGATTTTGTTCAAGTTGCTGCGGGGGTTGAATTTCCTTTCTCAGAGATACCGGGTCAATATCTTTCCGACCCAAGAAACCCTGTTAATGTAAGACCAACACCCAAAACAGAATTAGGTAAGGTGTTTCAAGACGTTACAGGTGTTTTAGGTTCATTAATAGGTATAAAGAGAAGACAATCACCGTCAAGAAAACCATCCGATGTAATGATTGAATATCTTGGGGGCGGTCAAAAAAGTGTTCTTTATGATTTACTGTCATATTCAAAATACTCACCAAATTACACAACATCAGCAAGATCACAAAACACATCGAAGATTTTCAATTTTGTCGATAAAGTTGCACAAGGAGTTAAAGACCTTTTAGGTGTTGAGGCTCCAAGAGGTGAGGCTTACATAGGTGATGATAGGGGTAACGATGTAAAATATGCGATGAATGATTTTAACGACATACCCGTTAGAAGTAATTATTTTTTAAGTTTAATGTTTGACCCCGTACAAGCTGAATTGTTCCAAAGAAAGAGAAATTATTCTGAAGGTGGTAGTATAACAGGTAAGTTAACATGGATTAGTAGAAATTCTAAAAATGAATTAGGTGCGAACAATAAAGAATGGGCAAATCAACAAACAGATTTAGACGATTCACAATCAACATCTTTTGATTTTAGACAAGATTCAATACTAGGGTATACCCAAGAAATTTTAGACTCATTACCATCAAACGGTGGTGAAGCTCGTTCACATGTTGCTAATGTTATTGATCAAACAAGTAGAATTTTTAGAGAAGGTGATGTTTTGTTAAGTAGAGGTTCTGCGGTTAAATATATAGATAAATTTGGAGGAGAAAGTGGTGTAGAATATTGTAGAGTTTGGACTAAAGACAGGTCGTATTTAAATTATTCTGATACAATGAAAAGAACTCAGAATATTAGAAAGTACGATGATAGTATTTTAGATAGAACATGGAATCTTAATATTGCACCAATCTCTAATGGAGGTAAAGACTTCACAGAATCCACAAATATAAAACCAAGAGGTGATGGTTTTTATGCAAAAAAATATATGTTTTCAATTGAAAACCTAGCATGGAAAACATCAAACACGCCTGGTTTTACTGTAAATGATTTACCTTATTGTGAAAGGGGAAATAATGGAGGTAGAGTTATGTGGTTTCCACCATATGACTTAAAAGTGTCAGAACAAAATACAGCTAGATGGGAAAGTAACACATTTTTAGGAAGACCCGAACCAATTTACACATATCAAAATACAGAAAGAAGTGGTCAAGTTTCTTTTAAAGTTGTTGTTGATCATCCGAGTGTACTAAATTTATTGGTTAGAGAACATTTCAAAGGAATGTCAGATGAAGAATCTGAAAATTATATAAACGCATTTTTTGCTGGTTGTGAAGAAATCGATTTTTATGATTTAATAACAAGATATAGAGAAATAACACCAGATGATGCTAAATCCATTACAGATTATTTGAACGGGAAAAAAGACCCCGATAGAATTAAAGAATTTAAAACTGTAACAACAGGCGACGTTCCTAAAAAAGAACCACCTGTTTTGAAAGATAATAGTGAAAAAGTAAATCTCACAGTAAGTTTAAACTTTGCAAATGATTGGCCTAAAAAAGTCGGAAGTGATGAATTTAAAGGTGCAATATATACATCTGAATATAATAGATCAATTGGTGATACAGGATGGTTGAATTCTACTACGAGTAATTTGAATTCAATATTAGATGAAATATTATCTGGTACTTCATATAATACCGCGAACGCAATACATGATAAAAAAATCTTATTTGGAAAAGATATTCCAACAGGAGAAACACTTACATATAAAAACCAAGTTGTTGCTGATTTAAATAAAGAAATTAACGAAGCACAATCTGGATTTACTAAATATGAAACCCAAACAACAACTTTAAAAACAGATATTGAAGCTGGATTAGTAAAAAATTTGTCTGTTCAGATAGGGTCTTCTTGTTCTGCACTAGCGGATAATAATTACAATTTTAGATTATCAATTAGAAGAACATATAGTATCATTTTAGATTTTTTAGATAAAATAAAAAAAGATGTTGATGCTAAAAGTATTTTAGACTCTAAATGGCCATCATCTTTTAGTGGTAATGCGACTCAACAAACAAATTTTGATTTAGAAATAACACTAAAAGAATTGGGGTATAGTGAATCTGATGGTAAAATAAATTTTAGAACAATTAGTTCTGGTGAATTGGCTTCAAATAAAAATAGAGATTGTTCTAATAGTGAATTCAAATATGGTATAGGTAATAGTAATAATAACGATATTTCATTAAAAGTTGTATCACCTGTTGCATTTGGTTGTAGACAATCCGCCGTGATTTTTGAATATACAAAAACCACGAAACCAGACCCATCTCAATCAACACCTGAACCGGACCCAACAATAAAAACAAGACTAGAACCTACTGACGGACCTACAAACCCTCCATCGTCTAATAAACCACCAATCGATTTGATGAAGAGGATTATTATGAAAACACTTAGTGAGTGTTATTATTTTCAAAAGTTAGAAGAAAGTGATCCCGTGGTGTTCAAAACACTTAGAGAAAAATTAAAATATTTTCATCCGGCTTTTCACTCAACAACACCAGAGGGTCTTAATTCAAGATTAACATTCTTGTTACAATGTATTAGGCCGGGTGATACAATTCCTATAAAGGGATTAAGTGATGTTTCTGATTTAAATGCAAGAAATACTTCATTTGGTCCACCACCAATTTGTATACTAAGAGTTGGTGATTTTTATCATTCTAAAGTTATTATCAGAGATGTTAACATAACATTTGAAGATGCGACATGGGATTTAAATCCAGAAGGTATCGGTGTACAACCAATGATTGCAAACGTATCTCTACAGGTTAACTTTATTGGTGGACAAGGATTGTCAAAACCAGTCGAAAGACTACAAAACGCATTGTCTTCTAATTTCTATGCAAATACTGAAATGTATGATGAGAGGTCAATTAATACCGCGGAGACAATAAACGGTCAAAAGAGAGAGGAATTCACTAGAGAATTTTTAGAAAAAATAAGAGAAACACTTCCAAAAATAGAAGATAAACCAAATAATAGTAAGGGGGATAATTTTTCCGAAGGATACATTGGTAAATTACAATCTACCAATTTAGTTTACACTGAACTAGTTGACGATGTTTATAAATCAACAGAAAATTATTTTGAAAAAATTCAATCTTTTTACAATGAGATAGTAAAAGAGTATGGACCATCAATTTCATCCTTTATTTTACACCCAAATTATAGAGAAATTAAACAATATGATATATATAACACAACATCATCAAGTGCGGGACTTAATATAGATTTATTTGGTGAGTATCCAACAAATAGACAATTATCTTATTACGTTAAGGTTTTAAAAGAATCTATGTTAAAGACGTTGTTAACAACTGATATATGTCAAATGATGGGTCTTGATGATGTTTTACCAGTACCAAAACAAAATAAAGCAAATGAATTATTACAACCATATTTTAAAACAACAATTGAAACTAAAATAAATTCAATAACAGACAAAGTACAAATCTTATTGAGTGGAAGTGATGGTTTTATTAAACAAAGAGACGAGGTTATTGAATCTTTAGACAAAGTTAACTTTTTAGTAAAATATGGGTATGATGCTAAAATTACAGGAACAACAGTAACCAAGTGTGTATTATCAGGATTCACATATAATTTAATTTATGATGAATATGAAAACTGTATAGAACACTTTACAAATAATACAAATAAATTATACGAAGATTTAGATACTACAATAAACTATAATAACCCAACAATCACTACGAGTGTACTTTCTGAACTATTATCTGTATTATTAAAAGAAACAGATAAAGAAGGATTTAAAAATGTTTTTAAAATAGATACTTCAATTTTCGATACAAACACCATGAATAAAATTGAAAGAAAATATGATTCTTTTATTTCTGATTCAATTAAAGATAAAAGGTTTAGATTAAAAAAACTAAAGAAAAGAAAAAACAACAAAGAGATTTCATTCGCGAAATCTACCGAGTCAGAAGTAACAGATGATGCGGTTAAAAGTGAAGTTAAAAAATTAAAAGATAAAAATAAAACTCAACCGATAAATAATAAATTAAACTATTTTAACTCATGAGTAGAAGTTATTTCGATAGGTATCAGTTTTTTATAGATGATGGTAAATTCAGAATAGTACCTGGTATTGAAATACCAATAAAAGGTACAGACAAATATCATCAATATAAAAGAGGGAAAGATAGATTAGATAAATTATCACAAGAGTTTTATAACACCCCAATTTTTGGTTGGTTAATTATGATGGCCAATCCAACTGCGGGTACTAATGAATTTGAAATTGGAGACAATTACATTTTAAGAATACCATTTCCCTTGAACTCCACTTTACAAGATTACAAGAGAGGAGTAGAGTTGTATAATTTATATTATGGCGAACAATGATTTATCGAATACTGAAAATATATTAATTAAGACCGATGAGAATAATTTAATATACATCGATCCTAATAGTGTATTGGTTGACGGTCAAGTTCAACCAAGAAACGTGTCTCAAGAAAAGATGGTTATGTATGTTAATCTTGAGGCTGATATAATTCCAAGAACAACCTTAGCTTCCGATGGTGATAAAAATTCACTTAGAAGTATTGCAAGTGGAACCTTAAATTTTTTATCCTCTCAAGTGGGTGATGCAACTGATCCATCAAATAGGGCGTTCACAACAAATTGGACAGACGCGTTTTTAGAAACTAATCAAAAAAAAGATGAAAAGGGAAATCCTGTTGGGGACCCTTTTAGAAGTGATGGATCGGGTCAATCTTTTGGTATCGAAAGTATTTCCGTACAAATAAAGGGAGCTAACTTTATTCCTCAAGTTGTAATAAATTTTATTGACGTAAGAGGTAAAACATTATTCGATTCACCCGAAAATTCACCATATAAGGCGTTCTTTCATATACCATGGCCGATATTTTATTTATCAATTAAAGGATATTATGGTAAGACAATAAGATATAGACTTCATTTGGTTTCATTTAGTTCAAGATTTAATTCTGGTTCGGGTAATTTTGAAGTAACAACAAAATTTGTTGGGTCCACATACGCTTTCATGAATGACATTCCATTAAAAGCCATTTTGAATGCACCTTATATGTTTATAAGAACAGTTGAGGGATCACAAAAATTTAATGAACAAACTGGTTTGTATGAAAAAAAGGCACTAAAATCATCAAAGGGATATCAAATATTAAAATCAGTTTATTCTGAAATGAAACAAAAGAAACTGATTCCACAAGATTTTCCAGTTAAGACATTAAGAGAAATCTGTTCACTGGCATCCACATTAGATAAAAAATTAGAACAACAAATTTTTGACCAAGTCATTGACCCAACCGTTTTGGATGGTATAAGAGCCTACAGAGAAGTTTTAAAAAACTTTGAAGTTGCGGTTAATGGTTGGAAAAATAAAAATTTAGATTTAACAATATTCACTGATCAATTTATTATTGATTCTGAACCAGCAAGAGGATATGCTTTAAAAGCAAAAGATAAACTCGATTTAGTTTTAGTTACTGGTGCCACTGTAAATAATACACTAGAAGGAATAATAAAAACTTATTCAGAAAATTTAAAAATATTACAAAAAACTTTTAACGATAACGTAAAGAAAAATGAGAAAGGTGAAATCGTCGGAGTCGTTGTTAATACAAGACTATTATCAAACACTTTACCACCAATTACCACTTATTACAATAAACTTCAAAACGACCCATCAAAGTATTATATATTATTTGACAAGTTAATGTCAGACATACACTCAATCAAAAAAGTGTTTTTTGAACAAAACGTGAAAATTGAAAAAGAGATTGAGAAACAAATGAATAACATAATAAAGAATCCAAGTAAGGGTTTTGGTTTCGAACCTACTGTAAGAAATTTATTTGCGGTAGTATTAGCGAATGCAGAGGTTTATGTCAGAATGATGAAAGATGTTCACTTTGACGCCTTTAATGTTTCGAATGATAGAAAAACCCTTATCGGTAAATTTTCTGATGAGTCGGTTGGCGATGCGATTTATCCATGGCCAGAAATCAAAAAAACAACACCTGGTGATAAACAAAGAGTTATTGCATATCCAGGTGAACCAGAATTACAGGATAAATTACAATCATATAATGGTTTATTGTGGCCTGAAGTTTCTTTCATTGAAGAATTTATTGGAGTATCAACAAACGTCAAAGACCCATTAGTTGAAAGAGAAGGTGGTGTAAATGATTTACAATATATTTTCGAAAGCAATCAAGAAGAGTCAAGGATAAACGATATAAGTCAACTATTCAGAGTACAAGATACATTACCATATGGTAACAGAACCCCCGTTTCGTTTTTATATGAAATATATGAAAGAGCGAAACAGATGACATTAGTTGATTCTTTTGATTTTAGTGTTTTAATTGAATTAGCCAACATTGAATTTAAAACCATTCAACAAGTTGCTGGAGAAGAATTAGATATTTTAGACATATTAAAAACCCATATTAATTCAAAAGATAAACTTTTGGAATACATGAAAAAACTTTCACCATATGAAAGGTTTGAAAATTATAAGGAATCCGTACCAACAACAAATTATTTAAAAGAGACCATTACAAAATCATTTAGAATTGATCAATATAGAGGTTTAGATACATCTAAAAGCGTTGATTTAACACCATATGAGAAATTAGATAAGTTTTTAATAAATTATACACCAGAGGAATATAGAAAAAACATATTCCCATTCAATTCAAGCAAATATTTGTCTTATATCAATAAAAATAGTTTTACTGATGACGAATTTAAGTTTAAAGGTATTTTTAGATTAAGTAATGATACGGATGATTTTATAACAACGCCATTTAATATAAAACAATGGATTAAATCTCTGTATAGACCCTTAAATGAAAATTATAATTTATTTACACGAGAATATACAATAGGTGATAATTTTACACACATTTTAAATACACCATATTTTCACAAACAATTATATAGTGACTTTAATAAAACAACGTCTTTTGGAAAATATGTCGGTTCGGCATATCTATTATTAAATTCACTCCCTTATTTAGATTTGAGAGATGAGATAAGTTTTCAAAGGGCCGATAATAATTCCACACTAAACACACTTGAATCTAAAAGATTATCATCAATTTTTAGAGAAATTGGTGCAACACACTATGTTCCATATCATTTGATTGTTAAGTGGGGGTCAATATATCATAGATACAAAAAGAAAAAAATAGAGGGTATTGATATATTAAATGGATTTACAACATCTAACACTGACACTACAACCACAAATATAAATGGACAACAATTTTTTGACATACCTTCTATTGGTTCGAGTTTGAATATATATCAATTATCGGGACAAACGGTTTCACATGCTTTAGGTAAAGACGTAGGTGTTCATCCTTACTATGATGCAATTTACCATCAAATAGTTAATGGGTATAATCACTTTGTTGTTTCTTCAGGTAAAACATCATTTGAAACCAACGTATCAAATAACACAATAAATTTAAAATATAGACAAAGAGAAAACGGGTTAAATTATTGGACACAATATGTGGACAATTCAAAATTTACACCAAATGATTTAACATACACAATATTACCCTGTGATGGATTTAATCCCGCAATTAATTTAAAATCTAAAGTAAATGGTATTGAACCATCTAATTTTGATTTTGGTACATCCGAACAATTTAATTTTAGATTAGTTTGGAAAACCGAATATGTTGAGGAGAACTATAGTGGTAAAACATTTACATCACCATCAGAATACAATATGAAGGCTGGTGGAGATATTTTACAACTATCTAATGACCAAGAAAAAATATATGATTTAATTGCAACTTTTAGTCCGCAAATATTAGATGAATTTGAGGACATCTTTTTACAATTTAGTTCTGAATTTGTTGAAATTGAGAATCCAGTTAAGAAATTTGATAATGTTGTGTTTGATAATTTCCAAAAATTATTAAAGGAAATTGTAACAGTAAAAAAGGAATCGGGAGATGGGGATATAGAAGAAACAATTATAAAAATTGTAAACAAACAAAGTAAAAAATTAGCGGAAATATCAGAATTGATATGTAGTGAGAGAAATATGTTGAAAATTACATTAGGAAATCCAAAAGAACTAGATTCATATGTTTTGGATAACTATGTAAATAATGAATTACCTTTTGGTGAATATAATTTTGCTTCACAAAGTGGAAATACGAAATATCTTGAATTATATGTTGGTGAAAACCCTGACACAGGTATAACCTATTTAGATTTTTTTAACATATCTGATATTGCACTAAATGAGGAAAACATTTTATTATTTAGACCTTTAATATTGATTTATGGTGGTTATATAAAAAATGGTGGAACGAATAATGTAACGGCATTTTCAAATTATTTAAAAAACAATATATTAGATAAACCAAACACCTCAATAATACCTGGTGGGGCAAATAACAGACTTAATTTATTTTTATTACAATTAATTAGTAAATTTTCTTCTTTAAAAATAGAAAAGAACAATGCTAGTATAGACTTTGTAGATGGTTATAATAATAGACAAATTAAGGTAGAACTTTATAACACATTCAAATCATTTAATGATAAATGGGTTGCGGGTAATTCATTGGGACAAAGACTTTTGTTTGAAGAATTTTTATTTTTAGACAGAGCTAATAGAGATATTGGTAGTAAAGCATATTTGAATATAAGTAAGTTTAGTGCATTAACAAACAATAAAAATGACAAGGCAAATCTTTATTCTACAATTTCCATGTTATTAAAAGATAGTGGGTTTGACATGAGAGCATTACCCGCGTATATTAACTTTTATGGAACCAATATATCAAACAGATCCAAAATTACACCCTCCAAAAAGGTAGCCGAAAATTTATTTGGAACATTCTTAGATGTCGATTATGAAGAATCATCACCTAAAATAATTGTTCAGTTTGTTGGTCCAACATCTAAACATACCGCTGATGGAGATAAAAACTTTAATAAGTTTAATGATGATAGTTTTGATATCTCGAACAGAAATAAAAATCCGTTAATTGTAACTCTTCCTGAATTGTACGATATTGACCAATTAAATAAATCCAATAAAGTAGTTGCTTTTGAGGTTAGCTTCGGTGACCAATATCAAAATATTTTCAAAGGAGTAACACTTGATCAAACTACACTAAGAAACACATCAGAATCTTTTGTTGTATTGGAAAACTTAGCTAGATCAGAATCGGGAGCAGGCACATACAATGTGGACGTTAGTCTTTTTGATTATTATAAACAGGCATCATATTCTTGTGACGTTACTTGTATGGGTAATGTGATGATTCAACCAACAATGTATTTTTATTTGAAAAATATACCCATGTTCAGAGGAACATATTGGATAACCGAGGTTAGTCATAATATTAGAAATAACAATATTGAGACTTCGTTTAAAGGAACAAGAATACCGGTTGCATCGTTACCTGATCCAGAGGATTCGTTTGTATCAAGTTATAAGTCACTTTTAGATAAAATAACAAATGCTGCTCGAGCAATTGTTAAGAGAGCAGATGCATCAAGTACAACTGGTACAACCGAACAAGTTATTAGAACACCTGAGGGTAATTTTACAACTGATTTAGGTAAAACAAAAATTAACGGAGAAGTATTAGTTCAAAGTGCGGGTATTAGTGAATTTGGTATTCCATATAATGGATTTGGTAATGAGAAGTACATTCAGAAAATAAAATATGGAAATACGGGGGAATGGTTTAGGGCTGTGGTTGTTAGAATGGGAATGGAATCAAAAATTTACACCATACCCGATACAACACATATGTCTTTGTTAACTAGATTAAGAAATACCGCAAATGTTAATTCCGAAGGTGAAACTGGTTTAAAATGGTCAGAATTAAATGTTTTATCAAATTCTCACAACTTTTATTCTACAAAGTTTCAATTTACAAATAGTATAACCGCGGATAAAATCATAACAGGAACGACTGAATTTCTGAATCCAAATAACGGTAAAACATCGTCAGTTAGCCCAATATATGATATAGATAGAAGGGTTGAAACACTTAACGTTTCAGGACCGGTTAATATTGGACCGTTTATTGATGGATATGGTATTGCATTATCAAATAAATTAATGGAGACTTTACGTATTCAAGAGGGAGATGTTCTATATTTTAGAATAAAATAAGAAACATTAATAATATACGGGATATTTATATTTATAACGAAAATATTATGGATAATAATAAACTTAAAAACACAGTAGACCAATTCTTGAATCCAAAACAAATTAGAAATATATCTAACGATGGGATGGAAAGAGAAGAATGTGACTTACAAACAGGAGAATGTTATGTAATTAGGTCTAAAGACGGTATCGTTGAAAGAATTAATAAAAAATATATTACCGAAGACGGTAGACAACTTTTACAAGATTAAAGCTATGAGTTTAGAAAAGAAATTACACGAAGAATTGATGAGATTTAATGCCATCAATAAATACGGAAAAAAAATGATTATGGAACAAGATGTTCCACCTGCAGCGGTTGAGCCTCCTACCACGGATGCACCCGCAGACGTTCCACCCGTTGACCCATCAGCACCTGTAGATCCCGCCGCAGCTCCACCAATGACCGATTCCGCACCAGTTGAAATGGATACTACTGAAGAAATCGATATTACAGACTTGGTTAACATGACTAAGAGTATTAAAAAGGATATGGACGATAATAAGTCTGAATATGATGGTGTTATAAATAAGATGGACGATGTTTTCACAAAATTGTCTGATTTAGAAAGTAAATTAGTACAAATGGACCAAGTTATGTCTAAAATAGATGAACTAGGTTCTAAAGTTGAACTTATGAAAGAACCATCCGCACAAGAAAAATTAGAAATGAGATCGTTAGATTCATATCCATTTAATCAAAACCCACAACAGTTCTTTGCACAAAAACAAGGAGAAATGAGACAAAGTGGTAAAAACGAATACGTTTTAACAAAACAAGAAGTTGAAGATTACCCAAAAGACACAATAAGACAATCATTCAATCCCGAACAACAAGAAGATGAATTTAAGTTCTAATGTAAATTTTTTCTTAGGTTTACAAACACAGATGAAGATAAATCATTGGCAAACCAAAGGGTTTGCTAGACATAAAGCATTTGGAGAATTTTATGATGTTATGGATGGATTAATCGATACATTTGTTGAGAGTGCAATGGGAAAATATGGAAGATTTATTCTTGATGACGAAACTAAAACAATTCAAATGAATAATCTTTCAGACATGGATATGAAGGGTTTAATTAATACTGTGAGGGAAGCTTTGGTACAAATTGAATTAGATGAAAAAGACACTGATTTATTGAATATAAGAGACGAAATGATTGGAGAAGTCAACAAATTATCTTATCTTTTAACATTAGAATAACCCGAAAAATAATTTAAAAAAAACTTAACCCGAATTTTGTAATTCGGGTTTTTTTATTTATATTTTTAGAACAATGATATTATTAATTTTAAAATTTAACTATTATGTCAACATTTGATGCAGTACTGGCTCAGTACGAAAAAAGTAAACAAGCCACAAGTGGCAACTCAAACAAAGTCTCACAAGAAGACAGAATGAAAAAGTACTTTACCACGGTTTTACCTAAGGGTTCTCGTGGAGAAGAAAGAAGAATTAGAATTTTACCTACTAAGGACGGTGGTTCACCTTTTGTTGAGGTGTATTTCCATGAGGTTCAAGTAGATGGAAAATGGTTAAAACTTTATGACCCAAAACAAGAAGGTAAAAGGTCACCATTAAATGAGGTGTATCAAGGATTAATGGAAACGGGGGTAGAATCAGATAGAGAATTGGCTAGACAATACCGTTCTCGTAAATTCTATATCGTTAAAGTAATAGACAGAGACCACGAAGAAGATGGTGTTAAGTTTTGGAGATTTAAACACAACGCAAAGGGAGATGGTGTCTTAGATAAGATTTTCCCAATCTTTAAAAATAAAGGGGATATCACTGATACTACTAAAGGTCGTGATTTGATTCTTTCTTTAGGTTTAACTAAGGCGGGAACAGGTAAGGAATACACTTCAATTAATTCTGTAATTCCTGAAGACCCGAGTCCGTTACATGAGAATACAGACAAATCAAACGAGTGGGTTAATGATGAATTGGTTTGGTCCGATGTATACTCTAAAAAAGGTGAGGATTATCTTGAATTAGTTGCTAATGGAGAAACTCCAAAATGGAGTACGGAAAGTAACAAATGGATTTCTACTTCACAACTTGATTCTTCATCAGAAGAAACAATTGCGGCACCAAAAAAATCAACACCGGTTGTTGATCCTCAAGAAGAGGAAGAAGTTGATGGGGACCTACCATTTTAATTGGTAAAACAATAGGGGGTTCGGAGATAACGTCAAAGGCCCCCACTTTTAAATTTATATAATATGGCAATCAAGAAAAACGATTTTAGTTCAATAAAGAAAAAGTTCTCTAAAGAAGCCGAATACAAGGCTGATAGGTTCTTTGATTTGGGTGATGCATTTTTAGATGCAACAGGTATTCCTGGTCCGGCTATTGGACATTTGAATATGTTTTTGGGTCATAGTGATACAGGAAAAACTACGGCACTTGTAAAGGCGGCAGTAGACGCACAAAAGAAAGGTATATTACCTGTGTTTATTATTACTGAACAGAAATGGAGTTGGGATCACGCCGAATTAATGGGTTTCAATAAAGAAGATGATTTCTATCTTTTCAATAGTGATTTTGAGTATATTGAACAAATTACCGATTTTATTAATGAAGTATTGGATGCTCAAGAAAAGGGTGAAATACCACATGATATTCTATTCTTATGGGACTCTGTAGGTTCAGTACCTTGTAAAATGACTTACGAAGGTAAAGGTGGTAAACAACACAATGCATCTACATTAGCGGATAAGATTGGTATGGGACTGAATCAAAGAATTTCAGGTTCAAGAAGGGCCGATAAAAAATATACAAATACCCTAATAATTGTGAATCAACCTTGGGTGGAATTACCCGACAATCCTTTTGGTCAACCTAAGATTAAAGCGAAAGGTGGAGAAGCAATTTGGTTAAACTCAACTCTTGTATTCTTATTTGGTAATCAAAAAGGTGCGGGAACCACTAAAATCTCAATCACCAAAGACAAGAGAAAAGTTAAGATTGCAACAAGAACTAAAATTTCAATAATGAAAAACCATGTAAATGGTTTGGGTTATGAAGATGGTAGAATTTTAGTCACTGCACATGACTTTATGAAGGGTAGAGATGATGTTGAAGAAAAGAAGAGTATTGAGCTTTACAAATCAGAACATGGAGATTATATTAGTAAAATGTTAGGCGTTAATGTTACAGACGCGGAAGATATTGAAGTTGTAACTGAGGATGAATAATTATTAATAAACATTAATGTCCGTTTTATTAGTTGATGGCGACAATTTACTCACGATTGGTTTCTTTGGTCTTAAGAATCACTTCTATAAGGGAAAACATATTGGAGGAATCTATCATTTTATCAATACTCTTAGGAGATCGTTTGAAACATATCATTTAGATAAAATTGTTGTGTTTTGGGACGGTGAAAACGGATCCCATCAAAGACGACAAATCTATCATCTCTACAAAGAAAATCGTAGAAACAGAATCCGTTCAGAGGAAGAACTCGATAACTACAATTATCAAAGAAACAGAATCAAACAGTATTTAGAGGAACTTTATGTTAGACAGGGTGAATTTGAATATTGTGAAACTGATGATTGTGTGGCATATTATGTTCAAAACTCCCCAAATGAAACAAAAATCATCTATTCTTCTGATGGTGATTTAACTCAATTGGTTTCTGAAAAAACATCAATATATAACCCTTCACACGGAAAACTATATAAGTCCAACGATATTATAACTTATAGTCATGAGGATATTCATATTAGTAATGTCAAATTGGTTAAAATGTTGTGTGGAGATCCCTCGGATAATATATCAGGTATCAAAAGTATGGGATTAAAAAGATTATTGTCCTTATATCCTGAAATAAAAAATAGAGCGGTCACAATTGAGGAAATATTGGAAAGAACCAACTTATTGTTCGAAGATGATAAAACTAATTGGTTATACAAAAACATACTTACGGGTGTAACAAAATATGGTGTCTTTGGTAATGAGTTTTTTGAAATTAACAAAAGGATTGTAAGTTTAGAAGAACCGTTTTTGACCGATGAAGCAAAAGACACAATAAACTCACTAATAAATGATTTATTAGACCCCGAAGGAAGGTCTTATAAAAATATGATGAAAATGATGACGGAAGATGGGATTTTTAATTTATTACCTAAGTCCGATGACAGATGGACGAATTTTTTAAACCCCTTCCTAAGATTAACTAGAAAAGAAAAAAATAAAAAATTAATTAAAATTAAAAACTATGACTAATCAACAAGAAATCACAAAATTTGAATTTTTGTTAACATTGGATGGAAACATTGTCTGCCAAAGATTTTTTAATGTAAAAAACCATAACCCTAAAGCGAGGAGGTCAATGGATCTTCATTATTATATAAAAGAAATTTCTGAAGAAATAAGTGATGATTTAAAAACAAAAACATCCGATTATTTGTGTGAAAATCAAAATTATTTCCTCAATTTGGAGAGTGTGGAAGATGACGAAGAGAACAAAAAAGAGGAATTTTTAATTGAAATTAAGTTGAATGAGGATGTATTTATTTCAAGAATATTTCCAGCGTATTACTACCATCCAAAGGTTAGATATACAGTAGATGTTCGTCCAAAACTTAAGAGGATTTTGTCAGATTTGACTGACATACTGTCTTCAAAAAATTTAGAAACAAAATATTTGAATTACGAACTTTAAAAAAAAATTACAAACATGTCTGAAGAGAAAAATTTTGGGTACCTAGGTCATACATTTCAACAACAACTAATAAAGGCTATTATAGAAGATAAGAAGTTTGGAGACGTTATCGTTGAAGTATTAGAGAGTAAATACTTCGATAACAATTCATTTAAGTTTATTATGGAGAACATTAAGGAACTTCATAAACTTTACAATAAAGTCCCAAACTATGAGACAGTTGCCCAAAAAATTATGTCTGAAGGTGGTAATAAGGATTCTAATAGACCACACATTGATACATTAGAATCAATTAAAAATTTAGAGAAAAATGATGAATTTGTAAAAGACAAATCATTAAATTTTTGTAGACAACAAAACTTAAAAAAAGAATTGAAAACCATTCAATCAATTATTGATAATGGTGAATTTGAGTCATACAATAAAATTGAAGAGAAAATTCAAAAAGCTTTACAGGTTGGTGTCATAAACGATAGTGTTGTTGATGTATTTCACAATATTGACGACGCTCTTGAAAAGGATTACAGACTACCAATTAGAACAGGAATTGTTGGTTTAGATAACGTTTTAAAGGGTGGTCTAGGTAGAGGTGAGTTAGGTGTTGTATTAGCACCAACTGGTACAGGTAAAACAACATTACTAACTAAGTTTTCCAATACCGCTTACAACGATGGATTTAATGTCCTTCAAATATTTTTTGAAGATAATGAAGGTCAAATTAAAAGAAAACACTATACCATATGGTCAGGTGTTGCTCCGGATGAACAACCAGAGTTTAAAGAAGAAGTTCTTGCTTCTGTAAGAGAACAACAAGAAAGGTCGTCGGGTTCTCTTAAATTATCAAAATTACCAAGTGACAATATCACCATTTCTGAAATTAAATCTAAAATTAGAAAAATGATTTCAGAAGGATTTAAACCCGATTTGGTGGTAATTGATTATGTCGATTGTATTTCACCCGAGAGAAGTGTAAATGGTGAAGAATGGAAAGGAGAAGGGTCAATTATGAGAAGTTTAGAGGCAATGACATCTGAATTTAATATCGCAATATGGACAGCAACACAAGGTAATCGTGAATCAATTTCATCTGAAGTTGTTACAGGAGACCAAATGGGAGGTTCAATTAAAAAAGCACAAATTGCACATATCATTTTATCAATTGGTAAAACACTTGAACAAAAAGAGAATAATTTAGCAACATTAACATTGTTAAAATCTCGTGTTGGTAAAGATGGTATCATATGGCAAAATTGCAAATTCGATAATCAATTCTTAGTAATTGATACTGAATCTCAGAATACTCTTTTAGGACACGAACATCAACAAGAAGAAAAGAGAGCAAATCGTGCGGCTGAAGTATTTAAGAAATCACAAGAAAGAAAATTAAGGATACAAAATTAAATAACAATATGAGTAGATTATTCACAGAAAGAATACCATTTAAACCATTTGAATATCCTGAATATTTCAACGAAGGGTGGTTAAAACAAATGCAGGCTTTTTGGTTACATACCGAAATACCTATGCAGGGAGATTTAAAAGATTGGAACGAAAATCTAAGTGATTCTGAAAAACATTTAGTTGGTAATATTTTATTAGGGTTTGCACAAACAGAGTGTGCGGTTTCAGATTATTGGACAGGAATGGTTACTAAATGGTTTCCAAAACACGAAATCAAACAAATGGCGATGGCGTTTGGGTCTCAAGAGACGATTCACTCGGTAGCTTATTCATATCTAAACGAGACGTTAGGTTTGGAGGATTTTGAAGGGTTTTTACATGATGAGACCATGAAAGAACGTTTTGAATTACTTACTAATACAACCGCGGATTGGACACCAAAGGATTTAGAGAAAAACCCTAAGGCGAGAGTTGAGGTTGCAAGAAGTTTGGCAATTTTCTCAGCGTTTGCTGAAGGTGTTGCATTATATTCATCATTTGCGGTTCTCTATAGTTTTCAAATGAGAAATCTTTTGAAAGGTATCGGACAACAAATGAAATGGAGTGTGAGAGACGAATCACTTCACTCTAAAATGGGATGTCAATTATTCAGACACATGTGTTTAGAATACCCTGAATTATTGAAAGAGGCTAAAGAAGACATTTATAATGCGGCTAAACTTATTCAAGAATTGGAACACAAATTTATCGATAAGATTTTTGAAATGGGAGACCTCGAAAATTTGAAAGCGTCTGACCTTAAAGAATTCATCAATAAACGAATAAACGATAAATTAGTTGAACTTGGATATGACCCAACATTTAAATTCAATGAGAAGAAGTCATCTGAATTGGACTGGTTTTTTCATCTTACAGGAGGAGTTACACACACAGACTTCTTCGCAATGAGACCTACTGATTATAGTAAAGCAGGAGAAGGTGAAAATTGGGATGATATTTTTTAAATAACTAAAAATTTTATTGAAATATGAAGAACTACGGAGAAGAACTCGGTTGGGAACTCGATGTCGATTTCCCAAGTTGGGGAAATACAGAGATTTATGTAAAGACAATATCTAAAGGTTATCTCCTACCAGGAGAAAAACCAAAAGATGCTTATTGGAGAGTTGCAACAACTGTTGCTAAAAGATTAGGTAAACCAAATTTAGCAACTAAATTTTTCGACTACATTTGGAAAGGTTGGTTATGCTTAGCTACACCGGTATTATCAAATACAGGAACAGATAGAGGATTACCAATCTCTTGTTTTGGTATTGATGTTGGTGATAGTATCTATGAAATTGGTAACAAGAATTTGGAGTTAATGATATTAGCTAAACACGGAGGTGGTGTTGGTATTGGTGTTAATATGATAAGACCGGCGGGGGCTAAGATTACGAATAACGGAACATCAGATGGTGTTATCCCATTTATCAAAATCTACGACTCAACAATTCTTGCAACAAATCAAGGTTCAGTAAGAAGAGGGGCAGCATCGGTTAATATTAAAATCGAACATAAAGACTTTGAGGACTTTTTGGAAATTAGAGAACCAAAGGGTGATGTTAACAGACAATCACTTAACTTACATCAATGTGTTGTAGTTAGTGATAAGTTTATGAAAAAGTTAGAAGAGGGTGACTCTGATGCACGTAGAAAATGGGGTAAACTTCTTCAAAAGAGAAAAGCAACAGGTGAACCATATATTATGTACAAGGGTAATGTTAATAAACAAAATCCTGAAATGTATAAAAAGAATGGATTGAAAGTTCACATGACAAATATCTGTTCTGAAATTGTTTTACACACAGACGAATCTCATTCATTTGTATGTTGTTTATCTTCTCTAAATGTTGCAAAATATGATGAATGGAAAGATACAGATTTAGTTTACACATCAACTATTTTCTTAGATGGAGTATTAGAAGAATTTATTCAAAGAGCAAAAAATTTAAGAGGATTTGATAATGCAGTACGTTCCGCTGAAAAAGGTCGAGCACTTGGTTTAGGTGTATTAGGTTGGCACACTTATTTACAACAAAAAGGTGTTCCATTTGAAGGATTGACTGCACAATTTGAAACACGTAAGATTTTCTCTCAGATTAAAATTGAATCTGAAAGGGCGAGTAGAGATATGGCGAAAGAATTTGGTGAACCACTATGGTGTAAAGAGAGTGGATTCAGAAACACACATTTAAGAGCGGTTGCACCTACAGTATCAAACTCTAAATTAAGTGGTAACGTAAGTAGTGGTATTGAACCATGGGCTGCAAATGTATTTACCGAACAAACATCTAAGGGTACATTTATTCGTAAAAATCCCGAATTAGAAAGGGTACTTCGTAAAATCGGTAAGAACACTAAAGAGGTATGGGATCAAATCTTAGCGGATGGGGGTTCAGTACAGGGATTAGATTTCTTAGATGAGTGGTGTTTTTCGGATAGTAAATTAGTTGAAAGTAAAGAAATATCAATCGATGAAAGATCTCATAGAGCTAATTCCGTTAAAGATGTATTCAAAACATTCAAAGAAATTAATCAATTAGATTTGGTAAGACAAGCTGGTGTAAGACAACAATATATTGATCAGGCGGTTTCATTAAACTTAGCATTTCCCGCAACCGCGGATCCTAAATGGATTAATCAAGTACATTTAGAAGCGTGGAAACAAGGTGTTAAAACACTATACTATATGAGAACAGAATCGGTATTAAGAGGTGATATTGCTGCTCAAGCAATGAATCCCGATTGTGTTAGCTGTGAAGCGTAAAAAGAATGGGTGACTCCTCAAAGTACTAATGTCGTCAAGGCGTACCTTGAGCACCCAGGTCTCGAGAATAACGGGGGTGAATATCAAGACACAACATTAAACCCAACTTCGGTTGGGTTTTTTATTTATTACCATTTTGTATTAGTTTATATTTATTGATATGGCAGTAACTTATGGTATAGACTATCCATTTAGGGACAGTAGTAAGGGTGATTTTCTAAAGATGACAGAAACACCAGAAAGAGAAGTGAGAGCAAACCTCATACATCTTCTTTTAACAAAGAGAGGGTCAAGATATTATTTACCTGATTTTGGTACAAGAATATATGAATACATATTCGAACAAAATGATGTGATAACATTTGGTCTGATTGAAGAAGAAATAAGAGAAGGAGTAAAAAAGTTTATACCTAATTTAGATATAAACTCAATAAAAATAAATTCGGCGGAAAATGACCCAGAGGAGGAAAAAACATTCACACAGAATGAGGATGAAAGACTATTCAGGGTTTCAGACGCATCAAGTAAACCATATACCGCAAAAGTAAGAATAGACTACACGGTTAATAACGGAGCATTTTCGTCTTCGGATTTTATAATTATCAATATATAATATGTCGAAAAAAATATCATATGCAACAAGAGACTTTGCGGGACTAAGAGAAGAATTGGTCAACATGACCAAACAATATTATCCCGATTTAGTAAAGAATACTAACGACGCATCTATATTTTCTGTGTTATTGGATTTAAACGCCGCTGTTACCGATAATCTACATTTTCATATCGATAGAGTTTGGCAAGAAACCATTCTTGATTTTGCACAACAAAGACAATCATTATTTCATATTGCAAAAACATATGGTTTAAGAATACCGGGTAATAGACCTTCTGTTACACTTTGTGATTTTTCAATAAATGTACCGGTAAGTGGTGATAAAGAAAAAACAGAATATCTTGGTTTATTAAGATCAGGAGCTCAAATGTCTGGTGGAGGTCAAATTTTTGAAACAATAGAAGACATAGATTTTTCCAATCCGTTCAATAGTAAGGGTGAACCAAATAGATTAAAGATTCCTAATTTTGATGGTAATAATAAGTTGATATCTTATACCATAACCAAGAGAGAACCCGTTGTTAATGGGGTTACAAGAATTTTCAGAAAAGTAATAACAGATATAGAACAAAAACCATTCTTAAAAATATTTCTACCCGAATTAAATGTTTTAGGTGTTACCTCAATCATTCATAAAGATGGAACAACCTTTGGAGCAAACCCAACCCTTGCGGAGTTTAGTTCACCAACAAATAAATGGTACGAAGTAAAATCTTTAATGCAAGATAAAGTTTTTATACCTGATGCGACTAAGTCGTCCGATAAAGATAATTTTAGAGCGGGAACCTATGTTTCAGTGAGTAATAAATTTATTACGGAATATACACCTGAGGGTTACTTCCAATTAACATTTGGTTCGGGTACTGTAAATCCATTAGATAATTTAGATAATTACATCACAGGGGATTTAAAAGTGAATCTTGCAACATACTTGAATAATTTATCATTAGGGGCGATACCAAAAGCAAATACAACTATTTTTATAAAATATAGAGTAGGTGGTGGTAAAGATACTAATTTAGGTGTTAACGTAATCACTAATATTGACAATGTTGATTTTAATGTTAATGGACCGGTTTCATCTGTAAATACACAAGTAATACAATCACTTAGGGTTACAAATGTAACACCTGCAATTGGTGGTGCGGACCAACCAACTATCGAGGAAATAAGAAACATGGTTTCATACAACTTTGCTGCACAAAACAGAGCGGTAACATTAAATGATTATAAATCTTTAATTGAAAATATGCCATCTACTTTTGGTGCCCCCGCCAAAGTAAATGTTATGGAAGAGGATAATAAAGTTAAAATAAAACTTATTTCATATGATGAGAGGGGCAATTTAACGAATATTGTATCAAACACACTTAAAAATAATATCATAGAATATCTTTCAGAATATAGAATGATAAATGATTATTTAGAAATTGAAAGTGGTGAAGTAATTGATATGGGGGTGGAAATTGATTTACTTGGTGATAAAAATGAAACCGAAACTGAAATTGTGAGGTCAGTTATTGAAAAAGTTATTACATATTTTTCAATAGATAAAAGAAAAATGGGTGATCCATTATTTGTTGGTGAGTTATTTAAAGAAATTGGTACAGTTGCGGGAGTTGTGAGTGTTGTTGAAATAAGAGTATATGGTAAAGTTGGTGGTGAGTACTCAACTAACGAGGTTGCTGTCGGGTATGAAGATGAGACCACTAAAGAAATATCACAATCTGATATGACAATTTTTATGAAATCAAATCAGATTCCACAAATAAGATTTCCAAATAAAGATATTAAAGTAAGGGTAAAACCTTTGGTTTCGACTACATTCTAAATTCAAATTTTCTTATATTATTTTAGAAAACCTCATTGTTTCTATTTATTATAAGAATGACACAAAAACATAGAATATCTACAAATATTGGTAAGGACCAAGTAATTAAAGTTGAACTAAAACAAGATTTTGACTTACTTGAGGTTCTTTCATTAAAATTTACTCAAAAGGAAATTTACACATCACTTTGTGCTGATTACGGTGTCGTTGTTGGTAGAATAAGTGTTAATGATGGTTTTGGTATACCAAATGCAAGAGTTTCTATTTTTATACCATTAGATGATGTCGATGAAAATGACCCCGTAATATCTGAACTTTATCCATATAAATCTACATCAGATAGAAATGAGACAGGATATAAATACAACTTATTACCATCAAGACAACAACATAGTGGACATTCACCAACAGGTACGTTTCCTGACCAAACAGATGTTTTAAATAGAGAAGAATACTTGGAAATATATGAAAAATATTACAAGTATACAGTAAAAACAAATCAATCTGGTGACTTTATGATATGGGGTGTACCATTAGGTACACAAACACTACATGTTGATGTTGACCTATCCGATATGGGGTGTCAATCAATGGTACCCTATGATTTTATATATGAGGGTATTTCTGAGGAAAAGTTTGAAAACAAATACACTTTTATGTCCTCTGAAAATTTAGATACCCTACCACAAATTATATCGTTTGATAAAACAATTGAAGTTTATCCATTTTGGGGTAATGAAGATTTGTGTGAGATTGGTATCACAAGAACTGATTTCGATTTAGGTATAAGAGGTGTTAGATTAGAACCCTACGCGATTATGATGGGTGGAACTATTTCCGATTCTGGAAAAGATGCACTTATGGTCAATTGTAATGTTGACAATCAGATGGGTGAAAAATGTAAACTAACCACATTTAAGGGTGATATTGAGGCAATTAGGTTTACTGGTGAATATGAAAAGGACACAAACGGTAACCCACAATTAAATCGACCAATACTTGAAAGTTTCGCAATAGATAGTACGATAAATGAAAATGGTGTATTCTTTTTCAGGGTACCAATGAATACCGAGTACTATGTAACAAACGAATTCGGTGAAGCGATATTATCTAAACAAAAAAAGGGAATACCAACAAAAGGAACATATCGTTTTAGATTTTCATTGGGAGAAGACACGGGTGCAAGAAATAGATTTACTGGTGAAATATTAGTACCAAATATTCGTGAATACCATACTGGTGATACTTTATTTAGTGGTAACCACACAACAATAAATCCTAAGTCATATTCATTTAGTACAAATATTGATGATTATCCTAATATAAATGTAGTTTCGGGAACAGATAACGATGCAATTAATGATAATTTATTAGGTGTACCACAAGATTATTTCTATCAGTTTAGATATAATAGAGTTTACACCGTTTCTCAATTTCTAAACAAATATAATAAATCAAGTGCATTTGAAAAGGCGTTTAGTTTTTTTGTTAAAGATAGAAATGAATCGTTTATTGGAATAAAAGAAATTTCACCAGGAGTGGGAGATTGCGCAAATACTAACAATTATTTTCCAATTAATGATGCCGTAAGAAATCATAGATTTAATTTTTTTATTATTACAATAATAAGTTTTATTGAATTAATTGGATTAAGGATTTCACTTTTCATAAAAGAATTTGTTACCACCATTTTATTTGCAATCGCTGAGCTTTTATCAAGTACAGGTGTATCAAATAAAGCGGCGGCAAAAATGTTTAAAAGAGCAAAAGAATTTCAATTTAAGAGTATTTTTAAACTAAGTTTAATTGTTTATCCTGATTGTTATGATTGTACTGAGGACACTACACGAAATGAGGTTGTTCCAGTTTCTGACCCAATAGACATTCCATCTATCACGGGTACCACCGCAGCTGCAACTAATTTTTATTTAGAGGAAAAATATTCATCATCCGCCGGTGCATTAGGTACGTGTGATGAATATACAATTTCAAATTCGGGAGCAACAAATGTAACTGTTACATATACCGATTGTCATGGTACTCTTAGAACAGCGACAATAACATCAGGTACAACAAATTTTAATTTATGTGCATATCCTGGTCAATCCTCAACATTTACAAGTGCGGGTTTAGACGTTAGTGTTACAACAGACGGATGTGCGGGTGCCGGTGGTTATGAACCCGATGACGACTTATATTTCAGATCATCTGGTGGTGGGTATGCAGGATTTGTACCAACACCACCCGTGGGACAAGAAACGAATGACGGTTCTTGGCTACGTCAAAAGTATGTTTTGGAAATCGATGTGTATGGTGGAGGTAGTACATACATTGCGGCGGGTTTTGGACAGGGATTATCTATAGTATACGATTCCGCAACATCTGGTTGGAAAATCATAGATTTATATAAATCAATCGCGGATCAAATATCACAAGCATACAATATACCTTTTGATGAACCCGCTTCAGGAACATGTCATGAAGTACAAAATTATGTTAAAGTAAAAAAGATTTGGATTGCTGATGCAGATGTAACTGAATTAGAATATAATCTACAAGAAGTAGAAAGTGGATGTGCAAAATATGATTATATAATTGAGGATGCATTGAATAAAACTGGTGATATGAGTTTAAGTGGAATCACATCACCAATTTATTCTGGACCAACACCTGTTGCGAAAAACACATATGTAGATGTCATAGACTATTATGAATCAAGTCAACCACGACCATCTATTTTCGGAGGGCCACACAGACCATCTTCAGGAACTGCCGCTGGTAAATACATGTGGACACAACTTGATCCCAATTATAATAATAAAGTTTTAGGATTACCACCATACGATGTATCGGATTGTGAATCACCATATGATTACTCATCATTAATAGGTGTTGCGTCGATACATGCAAAATGGCCAACGGTTTTAAATACGAGTAGTTTTGAGAATGAAGTATCACATTGTATTTACAATGGATTATACTATGGTAGTGTCAAAAAGAAGGGTCCATACTTCGTTGATAGACAATTAACAAAAGATGGAACATTAACTGGTTTTTCAGAATTTAGAGATGGTGTTTACACAATTGTACCATTAGCAGGTAAAACTGGTGAACTTTTAAATTCTTACAGAAGAAGAAAGTTATTTGGTAAGTTGATGTGTGCGGGAGTTACATCATATACATTTTCAAATTCTTGGTTAAATGGTATGTTATATTTCTTCCAATTTGTAAAAAGAGGTACAAATAAATTTTGTAAAGAATGTTTATACAAAAAAACAGAATCAGACGGTTCAGTTCATTACTATTATAGATCAACACCATATAGTGCATCTTATAGTGGTTATGAACCTCAAACAAATGGTACTACAAAACCACATGATGAGGATTCAGTAACAGGCAAAACATATAATCAAATCTATAGTGGAAAAACATCGGGATTTT